TTGGAGTTAAATCCTCTCTTATAAATTTTCCATCATCTCTTATTGCTAATGAACAATGCCTTATAGCGCCTGTTTTTGGAAATTGTTCAAACCCTCTTATAGTTATTACTTTTCCAATACAAGGAGACATTGAAAACCACGCCCTTGCATAATCAGTCATTGAACCTACTCTTGTTTCTTTTCTCAATACCCCATTATAATACTGCCCGCACACTATATCTTTTATGTATTTATCAGCGCCCTTATTTTTTGTTATTTTGCTCATGCCTTTTGGATCTCTCCAGTTTAAAGACATAACAACCATGTCAACTTCAACGCCTTTTTTAACTTTAATCCAATTAGGTGAGCGCGTACCCTTTTTATAAACTGTATCACTTCCAAATTCTTTTTTAATTATTAATCCTTCGCCTTTATTAAGTAATACCCTATTATAAAATGCAAGAAAACCACGCCTTGTTCTTTCTACAATCAATATTCCTGGCTTTAAATCAACTAATACCTGCTTCAATATTTTTCTTCTAGTATGATTATTAAACTTACTTGCCTTAATCATTCTTCCGTTATAAACCACCTTAATCCAATCATACAACACTGCTATATTTTCTCTTAACTTAGAATTTGTACTTCCATATCCAATTTCTCCTACGAATATTCCGCTAACCATAGGAAATTTATAATTTAATAATGGCTCAAATGGTTTTGGTTTTCCAGTTCTTGATAATACCTTAATAACTTTTCCACTCTGCACCCATATCTCAGCCCATTGTCCATCAAGCTTTTCTTCTGCCACATAATTACCAGACTTTTCAAGCTCTAATAATTTTTTCTCTAAATTATCTTTATCAATGATTTGCACCCCACAACCCATATAGTTACTCATTATCTCTCTCCTTTAATATATGTAAAATACGCAAACCAATACTCTCTATTTGTATTTACCTTTGTATTACAACCTCTACATAAAGTTATTAAATTATTTTCTTTACAATTTTTCTTATTATAATCTATGTGATGCACTGATGCTTCTTTGCCATATTTTCTTTTACCGCATAACTGGCATATATTCTTATACATTTTCCGAATTTTTCTTTTTAATTGTCCATTAAATTGCATACTATATTGCACAAAAAATATTCCACCTTGCCAATTACTTCCTAATTTTCCACTTTGTGCTTTAGATAATTTAAATTTTGTCACCTCTGAATGTTTATGCCCTAAAGAATTTTTATTTCCCATTAGCGATTTAGAAATTTTACGTTTTTGTGCTTTTGTACGTTGATATGTATTTCCTAACGCATTTTTATTTCCTATTAACGCCTTAGATATTTTCAATCTTTGCCTTCTTGTAAATTTATGTCCTATACATCCGATATGTGCTTTAGACAGTTTGAGTCTTATTTCTTTAGTTCGCCTATATATCCCTGTTGGCATCTTATATGCTCCTTAACATCAAATGTCTTAGCCTTCTTTTGATACTCATTCATTTTCATTAACAATCCCTTGCCCAAATCTTATTAAAAATTCTGCCTGCCGAAATGGGATTCCAACTTTAGATTTTTTTATAACCACCTTAACTAGATTTTCTCGCTTTTCCCCTTTTTTTGTAACCGTCTTAATTCTTGATACCATTAATCTTAATGATGAAAAAAATTTAAGACTTTTTCCCCCAGGCGTTGTATTTGGATCACCAAAAAATACCCCAATCCTACTGCGCAATTGATTAATAAATACAATTGTTGTATTTGTTTTTTTAACAGAATGTGTCATTTTCCTAAGCGCTTTCCCCATCATTCGAGCAGCAAGCCCCATTTGTTGTTTTTCCATTTCTCCATCAAGTTCTGCTTGTGGTGTTAATGCAGCAACAGAATCTACAACAATTAATCCAACTTTTTTTGTTTCAACTAATGAAATTAATATATTTAATGCTTGCTCACCACTTGATGGTTGGTTAAATAGTAATTTAGATACATCAACACCAATTGCTTTTGCATATTTAATATCAAATGAATGTTCTGCATCCACAAATGCCGTTACCAAACCTTTCTTCTGCGCATTTGCTATTATATGAAGTGCTAATGTTGTTTTCCCCGACCCCTCACCTCCGTACAACTCTGTTATCATTCCCCTCGGAACACCACCGATCTCCAAGATTTCATCCAATTCATTTGATCCAGTCGGTATACTGTCAACATCTATATCTACAGACCTATTTGGATCTAATATCATCATAGAATCCTTTCCAAACTGTTCTCTTATTTTATCTGCTATTTTATCTATGTTAATATGTTTCAATTTAACCTCCAAATTAAAGTGAGGCAGGTGCGGTATAAGCTATACATTACGCAGGTTGCGACCCTGATTAAAGCGGTATAGTTCCCATGCTCCTTTTTCTTTCCTTACCTCGCTTAAACTTTTTATTACCACTCTTCCTCTTCATCATCATCGTCTTTTTTCTTACTTTTCTTTTTGGCTTTATTTTTCTTTTTAGGCGCTGGATCTTCTTCATCGTCATCATCATCTTTTTCTTCTTCATCATCTTCATCTTCAAGGTCTTCAAGAGCCTCATCAATATCTAATGCATCTTTTTTATTTGGCTCATCATCATCATCATCGTCGTCTACATCTTCTTCAACTGGTTTAGTTTTTTTAATTTTCTTTTTAGACTTATGAGGTTTTTCACTATCCTCATCTTCTTCGCCGTCTTCGCTATCTTCAACTTCCTCTTCTTCAGTGTCGCCTCCAAGCATTTCAATAAGCTCTCCCTTAGTCTGTTTTTGAACAAAAGATTTAAGATCATATACACCACCATCTTCAGTTTCTGCCTCTAACAATTCCTTTTCATCTTTTGTTAAATCATACTGCTTAGTAGAAGCACGAACAGAATATTTTGTTTTAAGCCCTTCACCTTTACGGTTGATTTTTATATTATACTGTGTAGGATCACCATACTCATCATCTAATGCCAAATCACGAATTTGCTCATAGATAGTTTTTCCAACTTCCATAACCTTTACAACTGTTTCGCCGCTTTCCTTCTGCTCTTTTCTATCTATTACATTGAAATAAAATCTATGCGTAGCCTTTTCGCTTTTTCCACATTTTTCGCATAGAGGACATTTTCCCTTTCCCAAACATATTGCCATACGTTTATCGCCATCAGCATTTTTAAAATAATGAACCCATGTATCCTCAAAGTTATCTTCAATAACCCTAACGATATTAACGCCAACAACTAGTTTCATCCTTCTGATATTGCCACCGCCTCCTGAAGTCTGTGTGTTCTGATACTTTTTCTTTGAATTAAACTTGGACATATTAGTCCCTCCTCTTAGATATTTTTTTATCCTTAACAACTAAATTTCCGCTATCTATTAAACGACTTACAAGCTGCCCGACTGATACTAACATATCTTTTTTCACTGACGTAGCTCTAACAACAGTATCTAATGTGCTAACATTATCTTGAGCCTTATCTATTTTACTATCCCATATTGCTTTACTTTTAGCAAAGTATATAGTAACTCCATTTTTTAAATCATTTATCGTAGGCTTATTATTTCCCTCCTTTCGCACAAGTACTTCACGAACTTTTTTTTGAGCTTTTGCATACCACACTTCATAATCTCTTTCCAATGTAGATACTATTCTTTTTGCTTTATTGAATAAGTCAGCCCATTTAAAATATCTGCTAGCCTGTTTTTTCATCGCCTCTGCAATTTCAAATGGCTCATCAATTGAATAATCTGTTAGCTCATCATTAATATTAGCCTCAACATCCTTACCAGGAAGTGACACCTTTACACAATAATCTTCTTTATCAATACTCATTTTAAACCCTCCCTTATAATTAGTTACTATTTAACCACCAACTTTTTCAATTTTTGAAAATTCTTTTATTAATAATTCACGCTTTCCCTTATAATCCATACGATAAACATCAGCAACTATTATATCTCCAATCTTAAACTTATCTTTAAATTTATATATTACATCTCTCCAACCTAACATAACAGTCTTAATTCCATTTGAAGCAACATTTATAAATATCGCTTTTTCTGTTACATTTACCCTCTCAACTTTTGCAAATGTCTTAACACGTGTTCCAGCTTTTTGCCTAAGCGCCACATCTAACTGTAGATATTTTTTATCTTTAAAATTAGCGCCTATTAATTGCTTCATATTTCCAGAAAAATAATAACCATATACTTCTTTTTCGCCCTCAAGCTTTTGAAAATCATTTAACTCTTCACAATTACTTATATATTTTTTATCTGATCGCTGCCTATATAAATGTAATGCCTTTCCACGTGTACAAAATTCATCAAATGCACCAGCTTTAATTAATGCAAGAACTACCCTTTTATTCATATATTTTTTATTATTAATAGCGTGTAATAAAAAAGCCTCTATTGAGTTATATGGCTGCTTTGAAATAATATGTTCAACTCCTTTTCCAATTCCCTTTAAATTGCATAATCCATATCTAATATTTTTTCCATCTATTATAAAATTATCTTTTGATTTATTAATATCAGCTCTTAATATTTCTATCCCTTCTTGATTAATTTCCCGTCTATATATATCAAACTTTTCATCTTCAGTTGTATGATTTAATAACGCAGCATAAAATTCTATAGGATAATATGTTTTTAACCACATTGTAGCATAACTTAATAAAGCATAACTACATGAATGTGACTTGTTAAATCCATAAGCACCAAACGCCTTTATGTCTCTCCATAATTCTTCTGATCTATCTTTTGTTAATATAGTGGAAGCCTTTTCAACAAATATATAACCAAGCTCTTTCTGTTTTTTAAGAAATTCTTCATACTCGGCTTTTCCTTTTGGCGGTTTTTTTAACAACTTTTTCATAACCAATCTTTGCTCAGTTGTAAAATGTGCTAATTTCTTTACTAAATTTAAAACCTGTTCCTGGTACAATAAAACACCATGAGTATCTTTTAATATTTCCCATACAATTGGATGAAATCTTTTATATGTATCTTTATTTTTTCTGTATATTAAAAAATTATCAAACACGCCTATTGATAATGGCGCCGGTCTATCCAATGCTAATAGCGCCACTATATCCTCAAATCTATTTGGCTTTAATTTTTTAATTAAACCTCTCATTGTATTACTTTCACACTGAAAAATACCTATATTTTTATCATCTCTATATAATTTATATACTTCACTATTGTCTAATGGTATTTTATCTAAATGAATTATTTTATCGTGCCGCTCTTTTATAAATTTTATACAATCCGCGACAATAGATAATGTTTTTAATCCAAGTATATCATATTTAACTAGACCCAAAGAAGTTATTTCTCTTCTATATACTCCCTCTGTCCAGCCTGTTATAATTTTATCTTTATACCTCTGTAATGGTAAATAATCTGTTAATGCCGTAGGCGTTATAACCAACCCTGCAGGATGTATAGATATATGCCTTGTCTGCCCCTGCATTCTTAAAGCTAAACCAATAATTATATCTTTGTTTTTCCAATCACCTATTAAATGACTTAACTCTTGCTTTGAAAGCTCAGCATTATTGTCAATGCGTTTTGTTATATCATTAATAAAGTGATAGTCAAAACCATACACACGTGCTATATCTTTAATTGCCATTTTGATTTTCATCATTCCATATGTAGCTATTTCTCCGACCTTATCGCTTCCATATTTTGTAATAATATACTGCTTAATTTTTTCTCTATAACGTGCATCAAAATCTACGTCTATATCTGGCATACTATCAGAACTTTTATTAATAAATCGTTCAAATAATAAGCGATGTTTTATTGGATCAACATTATGTATTCCAAGTAAATAAGCAAGCAAACATCCAGCAACACTTCCCCTTCCGTATCCAACAAGTATCCCTTGCTTATTCGCCCACTTAATTACATCAGCTAAAATAATAAAATATGCCGCCATTCCCTTATCGGTAATTATTTTTAATTCATATTTTAATCTTTTAAAATAATTTGCATGTTCTTCACGATTAAACCCTTTCTTTTTCCAACCTATTAACGCTTTCTTTTTAATAATAGTATTAATTTCTTTCTCGCACAACCTTTTACCCTTAACAAATATAGCTGGATACTTATTAGACGTATCAATATTATAAAGCTCTACTTTATTTGCTATCACTACTGTATTTTTCACTGCCTCTTGCAATGCTTCTTTTGAAATTGTTTTTGAATAATATTTTTTCCACACCTGCAATATTTCTGGTAGGCTTTTCATCCATAAACATTTTAAACTAAATTTAAAATTACTTTTTGCATTTTTAAATGTAGCTTTTTGTTTAATTTTAAATAAAATATCTTGCAATAAATAATCTTTTTGATATAAATAATGGCAATCATTCGTTAACACCAACGGAACTCCCTGTTTTTGAGCCACTCTTACAATTTTTGGATACCAATCTATAAATCCTTTTTCTGGAAATAACATAATCTCCATATAGTAATCTTCGCCAAACAATTCTTGATATTTATTCATTTCAATTATAGCTAATTCTTCATCACCGCTTTTAATTGCACTTTGTGGCGCTCCAGCTATGCATGCAGATAATGCTATTAATCCATTTGAATATTTTTTTAATAACTCAAAATCAATTCTTGGCTTATTATAAAATCCTGTTAAATTTGCTTCTGAAATAAGCTTTAATAAATTATGGTATCCATCTGTATTTTTTGCTAACAATATTAAATGATTTCTAAATTCTTTCTTTTTTATAAAACGATCTTTTACTATATAAGCCTCAACACCTATAATTGGTTTTAAGCCCTCTTGCTTACACGCAAATAGCAGTTGCTGCGCGCCGTTTAAATTGCCATGATCCGTAACAGAAAGCGCACTCATACCTAATTCTTTAGCACGTTTCGCCCATTCGCTAACCGTACTAACACCATCTAATAATGAATTTTCTGTATGATTATGTAAATGAATAAATTCCATTAAGTTTCCTTTTTAGTAAAGAGGACTGCAGGATCACTGCAGCCCTCTACACTTAATTAAATTACTTCAATAATTTATCTGCTACCTTCTGAAGTAATTCTAATGTCTCTTTATATTCAGTAGCTATTTCTATACCGCAGCCAGCAATACTTTTAATAGCCTTAATCATTTTTCTATTGATAACTTTTAACTTTGTGTCAACCTTATCTTTTACCGTATTAGGATTTTTCTTCCTCCCTCTTTTAGCAGGTTGTTCCTTTTCAACTACATCTGTTTTTCTCGGTCTTCCAACTGATCTTTTAACCTTCTTTTCAGGAACTTGTTCCTCCTCAACAACTACCGTCTTTTTCTTTTTTGAAACTTTTTCAGGCTCTGGTTCCTCTTCCTTAGCAACCACTTTCTTTTTATTTTTTGAAACATTCTTGGGCGCTGGCTCATCATCATCATCATCACCAAAATCATCGTCATCGCCTAAATCATCATCATCTAAATCATCATCAGCAACATCTTCCTTAGGTTCTTTATCGTCATCTTCAATATCTTCATCATCATCTACAATTTCAGCCTCATCATTTTCCAATTCATCATCATCAACAAATTCTTCTTCTTCTTTAGCCATTCCATCCTCCTATTTATCTATTTACCTACTCCAAATTTTGTATAATACCCGCTTAGGTCTCTTTTAATAAAAAAATCTATATGAGATTTTATTTTCTGATATTCACTATTAGAATACTTGAAATATTTTTGTATTCTTATGTGAAGCCTATCTATTTTTTCCTCCTTTTTCTTTTTATAATATTTAAACCAGGGAGCACGATACCGTTTTGGAATTAATGAATGTAAATATATTAATAAATAATCATTCCTTAACGCATATACATATTTAGATATTTTCTTTAAATGTTTAAGGCTCTGGTCGTCTTTTCCAAGAATGCTAATCATAGCAATGCCGTTTACTTTATCATAAAAATTTTCCAGCCAACTATATTCCTTAGCCGTGTACACCTTATTGATAAATTCATAAAATGGATTTCCCATAATTATTATCCTCTGATAATACTTATTACTTTTAATAATCCAGCTAAAAATATAATTTGTTCACTAGCGCCGTATGCAAATGCTAATTCATTATCTGCTAATACTTGAATTATATCTTTAACTTCCCTCAGCCCTATCTTCTTTGAATACTTAAAAATATTTTTAAAAAGCCAACCGTTAAATGATCTAACATCAATCTCACCCGTAAACACCATTTCTTTAATTTCGATAAATTTTTTATTCAATATTAATTTTAAGCATTTTTCATATTTATCAATATAATCATTTGTTGCATCTTCTAAACTTTTGTTTTCTATTTTAGTTGTTTGAATAAACTGAACAATTGATCTAATGTCAGGATAAAGTCTATCAACTAATTTTTTAATACTATTACTATCATACTTTATTCCTTCGCTATTACATATATTAACAACCCTAACAATAATTAAATCTTTTGGTGGGCTTGATAATTCTAAAGCTACGCATCTACTTTGTATTGGTTCAATAACTTTTTCTATATTATTTGCCGTTAGTATAAAGAAGCAATTTGTACTATGTGTTTCCATTATATTGCGTAATGCATTCTGTGAGTTTTTTAACATACCATCTACTTCATCTAAAAAAATACAACGCTTTATTCCAGGCTTGCTACTTTGTAGCTGTGAAAACATATTTACTTTTTCCCTAATCATTTCTATTTTTCTATCGCTTGATGAATTAATAATCAACTTATCACAATCTAATTCTTTTATAATTGCAAGTGCCGTGCTTGTTTTCCCTGTTCCAGGCGATTTTGACGTAAATAAAAAATGAGGTATAGCTTTTGTTTGGATATATTTTTTTATTTTATTAGTATGAATACTAATTACACTATCAATGTTTTTTGGTCTGTATTTCTCCACAAATATCAAATCTTTTAAATCAATCATCTACCTTCTCCATTATATGCAAAATAAGCAAACCAATAATCTCTATTTGTATTAACTTTAGTATTGCATCTTCTGTGTAATGCTATTAAATTATTTTCTTTACAATTTTTCTTGTTATAATCAATATGATGTACCGCTAATTCTTCTCCATACTTTCTTTTGTCGCATAATTGACAAATATTTTTATCTCTTTTGCGGATTTTTCTTTTTAATCCTATCGTAAATTTACTGCTATAATTCCCAAAAGACAAGCCTCCAAGCCAATTTGGATGTTTTTTAGGATTTTTTAAAAAATTCTTCCTAGCAATAGACATTTTTATTTTTGATGCCTGAGTGAATTTATAACCTAATGTATTACTTCCTAATGATCGTTTATTCCCTATAAGTGAAAGTGATATCTTCTTTCTTGTCGCTTTCGTATGTCTATTTCCTTTATGTGCTAAAGATAACGCAATTCTATGTGTTTTAGTTAAAGCTATACCTATGTGAGAGAGTGATATATTATTATTGTGTTCTTTGGTGTTTTTTACACCCAGATGTGTAATAGACATTTTTTTCCTTGTCTTTAATGTGAGTTTTTTATGTTTATATATTCCCTTTGGCATATTTATTGCTCCTTACTTTATAACCCCAAATTTACCAACCTGACGATTCCAATCATTATATAATTCCTCTTTTGTTACATTAATATACCTCATTATAATGATAGGTGGCTTACCAGACACCCACCCTATATGTGTATAATCAAAACCACCATCTATATTTACCGCGCAGCATGAACATTGTCGATAATCATGCCTTGCTCTGGAGTAAATAATATCACCGCACTCTTTGCATTGTATACATTTAACCATTGTCCTTTCTTTCATTTTACCCATTATGATTTTGCCTCATCTGTTTTTTCTGCTTCAGCGCCGTCTAACAACGATGCCTCATCAACAATTGGAGCAACTAATATTCTTACTAATACTTCTTCCGTTTTTGAAGTTACTGAAATTGGATAATCTGTTTTCATCTCCATCAGCACATCATCATTTAAATTTTCTACCGCGTCTATAAAAGATCTATTTAATCTAAGTTTAACATCGCCTTTTTTAGAATCCACTGAAACCTTTTCAGTCACTTCATTAAATCCTTTCGTATTAAATAGTAAATCCCTTCCCTTTAACTCAAATGAAAATTCTGCAGTATTTACAATGTTCATGTTTTTAAAAAAACCTTTTATTAAATCCATACTAATATTTATTTCCATTCTATCATCTAAACTTTCAGGATAAAGTGTTGGTTTTTGAACCGCATCTTTATCCATAAGCGTTATTTTTACACGCCTATGGGCTGATTTAAATATTAATTGATTTAATTTAATTTCAAATTTAATAAAATCTCCCGTAAAGCCACTAAGAAGTTTTGAAACATCCTGCAAGTTGTTTATTCCTATCTGCCCTATAGGTTTATAATCCTCTATAGCTTTTGCTTTTAATATTGCATTAACCAAAACATTATTGCTTGCAGATTGAGAGCTAATAATAATTCCTGCTTTTGCAAAATCAATAATTCCCTCTGTTAACGCGCTCACTCCAGTCATTGTAGCTTTCTTTAAAAAATCCACCAATACATCTTTTTTAACCTTCATACTTTTCCTCCATTTTTAATATAATTATTTTCTATTACAATATTTTATCAGCACAAAACGCAAAAACACCAGCCATTCCTATTATAAGCACTATCACAACTATAATATTTCGCACCGTATTTCTCATGATTTATACCCATTTACTTTCCAACCATAGTTTAAATTCCACCATGACCATGTTTCACTAATTCTCTTTTTACTTTTATATACCATATGTGGACAACTTGAAACTTCTCTTGTCCGTTTTAAGTTTCCATATAGGTAATTTATAAACCATTTCTTAAATTTATTTTGCTGGTTCACCGTCCATGATCTTGAAGATTGCCATCCGTCTACAAATCTAAATGTTTTTAAATTTACTTTTATCATATCGCATTGTTTTTTTAAAATAGCTGTAACCGTCCTACTACTACTTTTTTTAACTTCATCAAAAGTTGTCGCTGTTTTTATCATATTTTCTCCCTAAACTATTTATAATATATTATTTTTCTACTGTGATTTCTTTTGTTTCAATATACGATAAAACAGCCTGCAGTTTAATCATTTCAAGTTCAATCTGTTTAATAGCTTTTGCATACTTCTGATTAATTTGCTTAACCGTACTTAAATATTGCTGACGCTTTTCTGCAAGTGCTTTAATCTTCTGCGTAAATACCTGTTTTTCTGTCAACTGTGTAACCTTATTTTCTTTAGCAACAACACCGCCACACATAAAAACAACAACCGCAAATGCAACTAAAATCTTATTCATTTTCTCCTCCTATTGTTGAGTTTAAAAAATATCTTGCTATTTCTAAATCCTCTAATTGCTCTACCGTAAATTCTTTTGGGGTATTACATCTACCTTCTGAATCAATAATATGTCCTATAATTGTATCTACAGACTTCAATGCTATAAGTGTTTTTCTTGTCATTTTCTACCCTCATACATATTAGTTGTTAAATTATACCCTTTTTATTCAATTTATTTCATAAATTTTATTCTGCTTAATAGCATTTTTCTCCTAATTCGCGCCGTATTTGAAAGCTTAATATCAATCATTAACGTAGTACCCGTTATTGGATCATTATATACAACATAATTGTTATATTGTGACCGCTGTATGCCTACATATACCCCTCCTGCAGCCTCTACAGTGGTTTTTAGGGCATATTCTAGTATATTCATAGTCTAACCCCTCCTTCTTTTTTTTAATGGCTTTCTTCTACCACCCTCTCTAATTAATCCTTCTTTTCTAATAAATTTCCATGTTGATTTAAAAGCACCTTTTTTAAACTTCTTTGACATTCCAGACTCAACATATCTTATTTTTAATGTACGTTTCCAGTGCGCCTTTGGAATACATTGTATATCAAACCAATATAAATTATTAAACATCCATCCAGCAAGCTTATCGCTTATCATTCGCTGGCTCCTTTGATTTTTTCCAACACGCCTTGCTGCACCAATATGCATTATCTCTAAAATATACTCCACTAATTCCAGTATTAGGGCATTTAGTGCCTAAACTACATTTATAATTTACCGCCCTATCTTGCTTATTCTTTCTCACGACGCGCCTCCTTGTACTTTAATTATTTTATTATCTTTTGCAATAAAATGACTTCCATTTTCAGCTTGAGCAGATAATTCTTTTAAAATTGATTTCAGTTCAATATACTTCATACTTGCCACGTCAGCCATACACCAACTAGATGGATCCCCTTTTTTATTATAATATATTTCAGCTATAACATATTCTTTATCAAAATCATCGTATATTATTCCGTAATCCCAACCAGAAAACCCTGCATATCCATAAACATATCCCTATTCATTATCTTCTCCTTGCAACCAAATCTCTTAAATTATTAATCTCTTTTTCCATTTCCTGTATAACTTTACTTTTTAAACTAATAATTTTATACAAGAAATCTACTGTTTCATTTTTATAATGAAACTCTTTTTTCTTTGCTTTAGCTTTAGCTTTAGCTTTAGCTTTAATCATCATGAACCTCCAGTTTTATTTTTCCAACAATCCATTTGCTATAATAATTTCCTTTTCGTAAACACTCCTTTTTATTTCCAATTCCTCTATACTCTGATTAATTCTTAATATGTTATTTTTGCAATCTTCTTTATACTTTTCAATATCAGTTTTATTTACGCGCTGCAACTCATAAATTCCGCCTTCGATTTTTTTTAATTTTTGTATATTAAGTTTCGCCACTATAAGCCTCCTTTATTTATTCTATCTCCAAAACACTAGTGCGTTTAATAATAGCGCTGAAAGTCCAATCGCAACAGCCCTGGCGCCTTGAGCCATTAAGGATAATACAAGATACCCTGCCATAGTAATAAAAAATGCAACTCTATAATATATCATTTTCTAAGATCCTCCTTTTCTCATTCTTATTAGTATATCAACTGGCTCTGTATAAAAATCATCAACCCCCACAGCCACCACGCTAAGATTAATTAGAGCCTGATTTAATCTCATTCCTGGATTTTGTTTTAAGTATATTTCAACCATAGTTATTATCGTATGATTATCTTCTATCCTTTTAATAAATCTCATGATCCAAATCCTATACGCTTATTTTCCAGTTTCTTATCTGCTTCTCTTATTTGCTTATAATGTTCTTTACATAAACTATCGCCATGATATATAAAGCTTGCTACATTTTGATGAAGTTTACCGCATACAACACAATATATTTTATCCATTTATTTTTCTCCCTTCGCTTCTTTGATCGCTCTTACAATTTCTATAATACCATCATCAGCCCTTAAATCTTCCCACCTTACTAATATTTTTTCCGTAAAGCGGCGTGGAGTAATTATAGCTTCACGCTTTTTAATGTTTCCGCCAACAATCTTAACTACATGCGTTCCCCATTTTATCATCTTTACACTCCTTTTTTCTCAGATTTATTTCTGCTTGTAACGTTTTAATATCCAACTCAATGGCATTAATACTTTTTTGTTCTTTTAATAATTGAACAAATGTTAATGTTGTTGACACGCCTGCAATAGCTATCAAGGTAATTAGAATTACACCAACCATAATCAATATTTTTATCAACATATTACCGCGCCTCCGTATTGTCTGCTATACGTTCTAGCAAAGAAATGATTTTACTAACATCGCTTGTTAAGTAGCTTTCAGAATGAATAGCGCCTATAGTTACCCATCCTAGCAGCACACCAAATAATACCCACGCTATTGCTTTCATGTTTTGTCTCCCTTATAAAATATTTCAACCAGCTCATTAAACCTTATTTTTGATTTTTCATATGCGCTTTTTAACATACACTTCATTCTGCTTTCCTCTTTAATATAAAATTGATCTTTAACTGTACTCATTTTTTCTGAACACACTTTACATATCTTTAACGCTTCATGTATAAAAAACTCATTAAAATTTCCGCATACTTCACATGCATATATTCGTTTTAATATTTTACCCTTTTTTGTGCTTCCAAATTGTTTTTTATTTTCCATATGTACACATGCATTTTTTACTTCAGCTTTTCTTCTTGCTGTCATTAAATTCATTTCCAACTCTAGCGACTTATCCATTACTTCCACGCTCCTGTTATTACCACTATAATAACTAATAGTATAAACCATGCTATCAAAAATACTCCAAAATAAGATTCTACAAATCTATTAAAATCTGATTTAGGATTTAGGATTTACATTATACCGCAATATTCGTTTCTTTTTTTTCATCATTACTGTACTCCAGTTATTTTTATTTAAATTACTGGCATTATTAAACCGTATTTAGTAACACCTACTTTGAAAAATACCGCTACTTTCTCTGATCTAATCTGCAATTCAACAACATCTTCTTTTTCCATACAATCAAGCAATTTTTGCAACTGCGCCTTCATAAATTTTATCTTTGATTTAATTGGAAGTTTTTCTTGATGAAATAATTGATTAGTATTAGGATACCGTACATCATCAGCGCATAATGTAGGGCAACTCCTTATTTCCGATTCTCTTTTATCATACATTACCGGATTCTTTTCTCTAAGCAAAACCTTACCATCTGTATATTCATACCAAGTATCATTTACTTTGTGTATTCCATGTATCTGTTCTCTTCTACTTTTTATATTTTCCTTGTACATCCTTTTTACTTCTTCATTAAATGTTTTTTTCATTTATTTCCTCCTCCAATTATTTTTTTATCAACTTACGTCATCTCCAGACATTTTCTGAAATATATTCTCTACCTCTGATATTGATAATTTAAATTTATCCGCAGCTGTTTTTATTGCTTCTGCATGAAAATATCCCTTCCCCACAATATCGTTGATGTAGTTGTAAACCACCTTACTTTCCGCTGCGGTTATTTTCATTTTCCCCACCTCCGTTTTTATTTACCTTCACTATAAGTATAACCCCAAAACAGAAAAATTACAAGTCTTATTTTTCTAAATCTTTAAACACTACTTTTCTAAATTGCTTATCTGGATTTGCATTTATATATTCTACTATAGATATAGTTTCCCCCTGCACCGTTAATTGGTGAGAATATTGACCATTCTGAAACTTCTTTGTTTTTAAACTGGTATATTATTTTTTTCATTTTGTGCCTCCTTGTTTTTCCCTTCACTATAAGTATAACCTATAAAACGGAAAATTACAAGTCTTATTTTTGTTACAA